CGGAGGAAAAGGCGCCCTAAAGGCTATGGGGTATAAGGGCACCGATGGAGAACTGGAAGACATAAAATATAAATACCGGGCGGCCAACCCCAATATCGTTAAATTGTGGTATCAGGTAGAAGATGTAGTAAGTGAATGCATAAAAGAGGGGACATATGAAGAAATAAACGGCATCGCCATATTCCGGGATCCGTCCTGGCTATATATCCGTATGCCATCCGGGCGTAAAATGTCCTATTATAAGCCCAGGATAGAGGATGATAATATTATTTATAGCGGTACCAGCCTTGGAGTATGGCAGGATAGAATAGAAACCTTTGGCGGTAAAATAGTAGAAAATATTATCCAATCTATCGCCCGGGATTGTTTAGCGGTATCGCTATTACGGTTACAACATTTACCCATAGTACTTCACGTTCATGATGAAATAATAATTGAAGGGGACCATCTCGAGGAAATGAAACGGGAAATGGAGAGGCCGATTAATTGGGCGCCAGGTCTGGTACTTAGGGCGGCAGGTTTTAAAACAGACTTTTATATGAAAGGATAAAAAGGGGTGCTAGTATGACACATGAAGATTTAAAAACAAAATTAGGCTGGGTATTGCATGATTGGGATAAAAAACCATTTACGATAGATAAAAATGGGCGCAAAAAATTTAACGGGTGGAATTCCACCCGTTTAACGTACTCAGAAGTTATGGCATATTATCCTAAATATGGCTTAGGATTGCAGCCATTAGGCAATCTTGCTTGTATAGATATTGATAATTGTATTTTGGAGGATGGATCCTTAACGGATCTAGCTAAAAGGGTGTTACTGGTAACTGGCTATTCATACACTGAAATCAGCCCATCGGGAAAAGGTTTACATGTCTGGATTTACCATGATGGGTCGTTAACCACAAGGGTGCGCCCTGGATTAGAGTTATATGCAGGATCAAAGTATTGTACTATTACAGGTGAAATATATCAGGAGGGGCCCATTAAAAAAGTAGAGGCTAAAGTATTTGAGGAATTTTTCACTGTAGAAGATATACAAAGAACTAGAACAGCCGACCCAATTAAAAAGCCCGGAATGGTTGGGGCGTTTTGTAGGGTCTATGATATACATGAAGCCTTAGCGATGCTGCCTAATATTTACGAGAGAGTTGATGAAACCCGATATAAATACATTCCAGCAAAAAGCGCGCCCGGGGTTATTACTTATGAGGATAAATGGGTAATATCAAACCATGCTACCGATCCAGCTTGTGGGGGACAACATAACGCCTTTGACATCGTAAAAATACACTTATTCGGTAGGGCTAAAAAATACGATTCTGACATGTACGAATATATAAATACGGATGAAAGGGTGCGGGATGAACTTTTAAAAGAATTCGACAGCAGCGAACCCTGGGTCGCTAAACTAAAGATAAATAAAATGGGGCATATTAAATTATGCCTTCCTAATTTGGCTCTAATTTTGGATAATAATTTTGATATCCGTTACAATGAATTAGAAGATTTAGTCGAAATGGTTAATACCCCCTGGAAGAAGAGAGGATCAGCCCTTGAGAATGCCGATTTTATAGAGTTAAAGTTTTGGCTGGAAGAGAAATACGGTTTTACAAATTGCGGGAAAATGATTGAAGATTGTTGCCTACATATAGCGAATAAAAATAGGTATAATCCAGTTATCGAGATGCTAGAATCCCTTCCAGAATGGGACGGACAAAAACGCGCTGAAACTTTATTAATAGATGCCTTTGGCGCTGAGAATTCAGATTATACAAGGGCCGTCACTAGAAAATTTTTAGCCGCTGCGGTAAAACGGGCATACGAACCGGGTTGTAAATTCGATTGTATATTAGCCCTTATAGGCGCCCAGGGATTAAGAAAAAGTACATTTTTACGTGATCTTTCAATGGGATTCTTTACGGATGATATAGATCTATTCGATACCCGGTCAAAGACCGGAGCAGAAAAGATATTGGGACGATGGATCGTTGAGTTCGGGGAAATGGTTGGAATGAGAAAAACGGATGCGAATGCCGTTAAAGCTTTTATGTCAAGGCAAGAAGACAGATACCGGCCCGCTTATGGACGGGTTACTGAACAGTTTAAAAGAAGATGCGTTTTTGCCGCTACCGGTAACCAGGAAGATGGGTTTTTGCAAGACCTTACAGGGAATAGGCGTTGGTGGGTTGTAAAATGTGAGCACAAATTCATCATAGATATAGATTATAAACAGGTATGGGCCGAAGTTTTAGCATGCTACCAGAATGAGCCATTATACTTACAAGGCGAAGAGGAAAAAGCCGCCGAAGTTATCCAGCAGGCCCATATAGAAACCGATGACCGTATCGGTTTAGTACGGGATTTCATAGAAGGATTGATCCCAGAAAACTGGTACGATTTAGAGCTAAATGATAAACGGTTCTATAATGGCCCAGAAGGTACCTATAAACGTTCGTTTGTATCAGCTATTGAGGTTTGGAGCGAGCTGTTTAAAAAACAGCCCTGTGATGTAACCTTTAAAGATAAAGTGGCTATTACAAAAATGTTTAAATACTTAGGCCTTAAACCGGCAGGGGAAAAAGCCATTAAGGGATACGGCCGGGTTAAGGTTTGGAGTATCCCAAAATGTGTGCATTAATTTAAACATATGTTCACTTTTAACGCCCCTACATGCCGTGGGGCGTGTTTTTCTTTTAGCCGTGTAACCTTCAAGCTCTTTTATATTGCCCCGCACACACTGACACGGTTTATCCTTATATAGAGGTATGGATATATATATATAGGTATATGGTATATAATATATATATATATGGGAAAAGTTTAAAAAAAACTAGCAGAGAGAAGAGTTTAAAAAAAAAAACGCGCGAGAAAGTCTTGGAAAGTTTTTGGGTCGGGGTGTGGCGTGTAAAAATAACCCTTAAAGCCTTGATATAAGAGTGTTTGAGAGGTATCGCGGCTTTTTAATAAAAAAAGTATATGAACTCGTGTGTATATATCTGGAAAATAAAATGAAAATATGTTAACTTAAAATACTAACATATGTACAGCAAAATTGCATTATAAGGTAGTAAAAGATACAGATAAATATACCACATACACCATAGTTTTGCATATATCACTTTTTATGGATATTCTCCTAATATTTAACTGGAAATTATGTAAATGATTCCCTATATTTAACTTATTTTAGGGTATGAAAGCGAACATTTGTTAAGGAATGTTATACCAAATATACCATAATTATGTAGTAAATAGACATTCATATACTAATATAGTAAATATGTGTAATTATTGGTTGTAAAATGGTACAATCGGTTATTACAATAAAAGTAATAATAGTAAAAATAAAGTACAATATGGTACAATAAGGAATAAATTTATCCTATAATCTGTAATATTTTAACATATATTTACATGGATTTTACAGATATTCCCATTTGATTTACATATCATGGGTTAACTTACAGATATTACTACAAAAAATGCGGAAAAAATGTATGCGTATGTAGACATTTATTTACATGTAACCTTTAATGGCATTTAATGATTTGATTGTAAGGTAGTATATCGTAAAAGAATACATACGTATAAAGCTTTTACATATTTTGGATTACAGATTTTGCCTATTATTCCTTATTGTTCCTTATAGTAACGATTAGGAATAATAAGGAATAATAAGGTACAATAAGGAATAAATATAAAAAATAGGTATATTTTATAAACATAAAATAATATTAAATGAGGTGATAGCATGACAGAAAGCTACATTCAAAGTAAAATAGTAAAAATTGTAAAGGAATATGGTGGTTTGGCTATAAAATTACACCCTTTTACCATGGCGGGGTTACCAGATTTAATGATCCTATATAAAGGGCGCTGTTATTTTATCGAAGTTAAGAAACCAGGAGGGAAGGTTTCCAAGATTCAAGCTGCAGTACATAAGAAATTTTTAACCGTTGGATTTCCTGTATATGTGCATGATAATTATGATCGGGTCCGAATACTTCTTGACAATCATCATTAATATTGGTATAATATATCTAGGAGGTGGGATCGTGACTATAATTGAAAGATATCTAACTAAATACTATTCAAGCACATTATATGAAGATTTCAGGACTGGATACCACGAATGGAATGGCGGGAAATGGCTAACAAATTTTGTTTCTTTTGTCCGTATCGGTAATCCAAAATTAAAGGTTAACCCTGCTAAGGGCCCATGTTTTAATTTTGGGGCATTTGTATCCAGTGAGCTAGACTACCGATGGAGGGATCAGGGCAGCGCTTTTAAGTATTCATCCGAAGGACCGAAATATAAATGGTATGACGCTTTGGGTATGATGGTTAATAACGAAATGATGGCCGATATATGCAAAATAGCGGGCGCCTATGAATTTACCGCGATTGCCAGGAATAATCATACAGTATATTTATATACTGATAAATTGGAAGCTATGGTGCTGGCATACCGGAAATGGGTATAAAGGTTGTATTTTATGATGGAGTAACGAAGACCTGTAAAGATGGTGCGGGTCTTCGGGAAATAATAGGCGATATTTCCCAGGTTAAGTATATATCGATTAATAGCCATAGAGTAGGAATGATCACATTAATGTATTTATTATCAGGGGGTGGATATTATTAATTTATATGAGCATCAAAAGCAGGCGGTTAACATGATTTTGGATAACCGGTATTGTGGGTTATTCTTAGACATGGGAATGGGAAAAACATTAAGCGTTTTAAAGGCCCTTAGTATCATAAAGACTCTGGAAGGATCGCTGCCGCCTGTTTTAATTATTGCCCCGCTGCGGGTGGCTAGGATGACATGGCCCGAAGAGATCCAGAAATGGGGTTTTGATTTTACCTATAGCGTGGTTACAGGCACCGCCAGCCAGCGGGAAAAAGCTTTACAAAAGGAAGCCGAGATCTATATCACTAATATCGAGAATCTAGTTTGGATCTCTAATCGCTGGAAATTTGATATAGTTGTATTGGATGAAGCCAGCGCGTTTAAGGCGACTAATACGATAAGATTTAAGACTTTTAAAAAGCTTAAGTATAAAAGGCTTATTGCCTTAACTGGTACGCCTGCGCCCAATGGCTTAATAGAATTATGGCCTATGGTATACTTGTTAGATCATGGTTTAAGGTTGGGTCGTACTATAGGTCGTTATAGGAAGGATTTCTTTGAGCCCCTACAGACTAATGGGTATGTAGTATATAAATATGGATTAAAGCCCGGAGCGGAAAAAGATATTTACGATGCGATATCAGACATTTGTATTAGTATGCAGAATACGGTGCGGCCTGAATACTTAATCAATGACATAGAATTCGAGTTATCAAAGGAAGCCCAGCAGCTATATAATGATTTTGAGGCCGATTGTTACCTCGAGATAGGGAATAAGGAAATAACCGCCCTAAATGCTGCGGTTATGGTTAACAAGTTAAGCCAATTAGCTAATGGGTTTCTATATTCGGATAGGGGAATAACAACGGCAATCCATCATGAAAGGTTAGAAGTATTAAAAGATACAATTGACGGGTGTATGGGAAATAATATTCTAATTTTCGCCCAGTATAAAGAAGACATAAGGGCAATAGTTGAAGAGTTTGGGGCGACCCATTTAAATTCGAATGACGGTTTTTTTAGATGGAATTCTGGTAAAATATCCATAGCCGTAGCCCATCCAAAGAGCTGCGGCCATGGCCTTAATATGCAGACAGGCGGCCACCATATCATATGGTATAGTCTAACCTATAGCCTAGAGACGTATTTACAGGCTAACGCCCGGCTGGTTAGACCGGGTCAAACTAAAACGGTAGTAATAAATAGGATTATTGCCCGTAATACTGTAGATGAACAAATCCGTTATGCGTTAGGTAATAAGGGCATAAGCCTTAAAGAATTATTGACGGCTATCAGGAAATAGTATATACTTTATTTATATTAGAAATCTATTCCCATATTGTTAATGATGTGCGCGCCGTTATAGGCGCTTTTTTTATGGAGGTGATGCTAGATGGTTAAATGTAAAAAATGCGATACCTGGCTGCCAAAGGAAGAGGCAGAAAAGCAAAACGGCTTATGTACTACATGTCGAGTCAAGGAATTAGAAGAAAATTTAGGGACAAAATAGGGGTCTACTTTTATGGAAATTAGAGATTTCAAGAAAGATGGTGAATATTATACGCCGCGATATGCAGTTATTCCACTACTTAAATACCTTAAAAGGAATTCCGTTATTTGGTGCCCTTTTGATAAGAAGCGATCCCAGTATGTCCAAACCTTTACGGATCAAGGGCACCAGGTAGTATATACGCATGCGGATTTTGGAGGCGGTTTCTTTAAAATAGAAGTTGAATGTGACTATATCATTTCTAATCCACCTTATTCCAAGAAATTAGAGGTATTAAAAAGACTTTACGAGTTAAAAAAGCCCTTCGCCATGCTGCTAGGATCCCATGGAATTTTCGAAGGGGATCGGTATAGGCTATTAAGCCAGAATCCTTTTGAGTTAATGGTACTTGATAAAAGGGTCGTTTTCCGGAAAGGGGGATCGCCGCCATTCCAGAATTGGTATATATGTAACGGGTTACTGCCGGATAAGATAATCTTTGAAGAAATAAATAAAAAAGTTCTTGACATCTATCAAGAATAATAATATAATAGTATCAGGAGGTGAGACAATGAAAGTAAAGCCAAAAAGCGGTAATTGTCCAGACTGCGGAAGAAAATTAACATTTCATCACTATGAGCTAGACAAAGAAGGAAATCAGATAACAGTTTGGGTATGTCAAGGATCATATTGCGGTAACAATGGAATGTATTACAGTTATGGTTAACAGGGATGGGGAAATAATCCCCTCTCTAAATAAAAAGGAAGGATAGATGAATAATGGATAAAAGTAAAGATAAAATTTAAAGAAGACGGGAAAATAAAACAAAAAACTATTTACATCGAACTTCCAGTTGAGGGGATAGCAAGAACAATTAGCATAAAAAAAACTTACGGAAATAATTGATAATCAAATACTATGTAATAATCAAATATTATTAAAGCATCAAATACTTGATTATGGATTAAATACTTAAAAAATTATCTATCAGAATAGATAAATACGGGGTTTAATTAATTAATTATAAAAATGAAAGGGGAATAGTATTATGAAAGAATTGTGCATTAAATGTGAAGATGGATATTATATTGAGGATCCCGATGTGTATCACACAAAATGGGAAACGTATACCCAAAAGGTCTGCGATAAATGCGGGCACAAAAAAATAAAAATAATAAAGGAGAATAAAAAAAATGATTAAGGATTTATTAGGATATAGCTTTGGACCCTTTATACTTCTAGGGGCTAAAGTCAAAAAGCAGACTGGAAGCACTGCGAAAGCAGTAACAATGGCCGTTATTAGCTTCCTCTTATGCGGCACCATGTGGGGGTTGATACTTATGGACGATAGCAGCACTACTTCATCGCAAGTATTCGACTTAAACAACCAGATATTAGAATCCCAGAAAGAGATCAGCCAGCTAAAGGAAGATCTTAAGGAAGCCAAGAAGGAAACGCCAAAGGAAGCTAAGAAAGAAGAGCCAAAGAAGGAAACGCCAAAAAAGGATTATACTTTTGGATCCGGTAATTTTACAGCCGGCGAAGACTTCGCCCCAGGAACCTATGATCTTATTGCGGTATCTGGTAGGATAGGTAATATTAGCACTAGTGACTATAGTTTAAATGCCATTATGGGGGTTGGATCTGAATTTGCCGAAAAAAGATATGATAACGTGGAGTTTAAAAAGGGCGTAACATTAAAGATTGATGGGGTAAAAATTCGTCTTGAATAATACGTCCTGGATGGTATTTTGCATAGTATGCTTTTGTATTGGGATTAGTTTTGGGTCGTTAATCCACGGGCGACCCAAAACATACGATAACATGATTACCTGCGATGGTATAGGGGTTGAAGTGCAAAGGATTTACGATACAGAAAAAGAAACCATGGCGGATATAAAAGTCACCAATGGCACTTTAAAAAACTTATATACGGATAATAAAGCGGCATTAATTTATAAGGGTGAAGAAAGGCAGGTAAATAATAAAGAAGTATATAAGATTTTGCCTGGCGATAGTTTAGAAGTAAAATTAAGATTTGACAGGTGCCCATCGAGATATATTAAGATATGGCTAAATGGGAATGAATATTCATTCCATAATATAAGAAAGGGAGATTAGAGGATGGAAGAAAAATACGAGGTATGCTGCGTATGCGGCGAAAAAATAGTTAACAACCCTATTATAATAAAAGGGGAACACTATTGTAATGATTGCGCAATGAAAAAAATAAAAAAGGAGAAAAAGAAATGAAAAGGGTATTAATGTTGGCAGTAATATTTGTAATATTATTTAGCTGTTTTACAGCAGCCGAGGAAGCCAAGACCTGGGATGTAAAAAGTAGTTACGAGTTTGTTGGGGGTACGCTCCCATATAAGTACAAGGCTCCCGAAATAAAACTTGATGGGCTTAATTATGAGGTAACTATTTTGGGTTTGGATGACGATGTATATGCTAAAGAGATGGGAACACTCGAAGCGGTAGAAGGCGATCAGGAGATTATACTTTGTTGGAAAATCGTAGGCAAAATAAAAAAGTGTAAAATTATTTTTACTCTATCCGAAGTGAAACCAACAAGCACCACCGAAGCACCACCAGAAACCACAATAGAACCAACCGAAACACCAGTACAGACAAGCACAGAAACGGTAGCCCCGACACAAACGCCGGTACAGACAAGCTCCGAAAAGTCATTTGATATCGAAGAACTACCAAAAACTGGGGAGCGCGATTGGTTTATATTCATATTGGGTATGGTATTAATAGATACGGGTATTTTAGCTTGGATTGTTTTTAAGAAGTAAAAAAATAGGACCGGAGTCCTATTTTTTTGTGCTATACTGTAATAAAGGGGGCGTGGTTTTTATGGACTGGCGGAGATATGACGAGATACGCGACCGATGGGGGAGTATCCGTCAATGGATTTATCAAGGATTACGAGAGCACGAGATCGCCACCCGTTTAAATGTCACTGTAAGAGAATTGCGTAAATGGCGGGAACGTAAGCCAGATTTTGACGAACTGTGGACGGGGGCGCGGCAATTTATAGTTGGTCTACTACAAGAAGCATTGATCAAAGAGGCTTTAGGGTATGAATCGATAGAAGAAACGACAGAGAAGGGGAAGGATTTGAAGGGTCGTGAGGTATGCAAAACTAAACATGTAAGAAGATGGCACCGGGGTAATGTTAACGCCGCTATATTTATTATGTGCAATCTGGATAATATTAAGTATCGAAGGGTGGATCGCGATTTAGTTGATCATAATCCGGATAATGCGGTTATCTTAGATGATATAACGGGGGCCAAAGATGATCAAACTAAGTGATGTAATAATGCCAGCTTTTAGGGAAAGTTGGTTGAGCCATGATAAGTATACGTATAATATCGAAAAGGGTGGCAGGGATACAGGAAAAACAAGTTTACATGCTTTACGGATGGTATATAATAGAATGAAGACAAAAACAAGCGGGCTATGCGTAAGAAGATACTCCAATACATTAGCTGACTCGACATTCCAGGATATACTTTGGGCAATTAAACGATTAGATGTTGAAAGATATTGGAGTTGGAGGATGTCGCCGTTATCCTTTAGATATAAGCCGACTGGCACCGTTATCCTTTTTAGGGGAGCCGATCAGGCCGATAGGATAAAGGGTATAAAAGCGGAATGGCCTTTTAAGGATTGTATGTTTGATGAATTGGTTGAATTTAGAAACGAGGATGATTTTGACACTGTAATAAATTCCGTACTAAGGGCGGAAATGGGCTTTAAATATTCGTTTTTTATCTCATATAACCCGCCAAAGCGTAAAAAGCATTGGTGTAACTTAAAGTTTGAAGCGAGAACGCCGCCGCCTGATACCCATATACATCATTCCACTGTATACGATAATCTTTATGCATCTAAACAAATGATTGAAAGGGCAAACGCGCTTAAGATATCGGATAATTTAAAATGGCGGTGGATTTATATGGGTGAACCCATTGGCGGCGGTATGGTGCCATTTGATAATTTAGTATTTAGGCATATAACTGATGAAGAAATACGGACCTTTGATAATATATGGGCCGGTGTAGATTGGGGGTATAAAATAAATCTTTTAGCTTATATTCGTTTACATTTCGACTACACTAGGCGCAAACTTTATATGATGAATGAGTTTGGGGGTCTTAAGATCTCAAATGAAAAACTAGTTAGGCATGTACTTGAAAAGAATTTTATGGAAAGGTGCACCGCCGACAGCGCAAGTCCTAAAGATATCGCGTGTTGTAGAGATTTGGGAATGAATATAATTGGAGCGAAGAAAGGACCTGGCAGCGTTGAGACTGGGGAAAGGTGGTTGGATTCTTTGGAAGAAATAGTGATTGATGATCAAAGGACGCCCCTATGTGCTAAACAATTCGAAAATATAGACTATGCTATTTCATCAACTGGCGAACAACTGGCAAGGTTAGAAGACAACGAGAATGATTTTATTGATGCCACCCGCTACGCGGTCGAGCATCTCATATTAGGAAGGAAACAAATTTATTAAAAAGGAGGTGGCTTGATGTTTGAGGCTATTAAAAATATATTCCGGCGCCAAAAATCGTATTATGCGGGTAAGTGGCGAGTAGGGGCGCCAGAATGGTCTATCCAGGATGACTACGCATATATAAAAGAAGCATACGAAAGTGTTGTTTGGTGTTATGCTTGTGTTGGAGCAATAGCCGGGGCAGTATCCGGGCTTAAGTGGATATTGTATGATAATTCTGGTAGAAAATTAAAAGAAATATCTAAGCATCCTATTTTGGATTTACTAAATGTAAGAGTAAACCCGGATTTTACCAGTACAGATTTTTTCGATTTATGGGCTACTGGATTGGCTACACAAGGGAAATTTTTTGCCAGGTATTCAAATCCGATCAAGTATGATCCCGAATTAGAATTATATCCAATGTATGGCCATTTAATGGCGCCGGTAGTAGGGTCGGGAGCGCAGACGGTTAGCGGTTTCGAATATCGGCAGGATCAACAGCAATACGCGTCTAATGTAATACTTTGGGATCGTTTTATCGACCCAATAAATTACTATGATGGTTTAAGCCCAATAAGGGCTGCGGCTAGAACCATTGATACTGAAAATTCGGCTATTGATTGGAATAAAAACATGTTTGATAATATGGCCATTCCTCCGGGGGCCATCGGGTTAATGAATGCAACGCAAGAAACCATCAAGGAAGCTAAGAACCGGTGGAAAAGTGATGTTGCCGGAACCAAAAATTCCAGGATGCCCTTAATATTTGATACCGAGAAATTAAATTATGTACATTTTGGGTTTAATAGTATCGATATGGATTTTATTTTACAAAGGAAATTAAGCCGTATAGAAATTTGTTCAGCGCTGGGAGTGCCCGGCCAGGTAGTCGGGGATCCCGAGAACCAAACCTATGCCAATTTTGAGCAGGCTTTAAAAGCGTTTTGGACTGGGACGGTCCTTAATAAATATGTGGCTAAAATAGCTAAAAAGCTAAACAGTGATATTGTTAAAAAGTGGAACCCTGATTATTTTGTCGATGTTGATGTTTCCGAAATTGCGGCTTTGCAGGAAGATGAAAACTCTAGATCCGAAAGAATTCGGGGGATGTTTAACGATAATCTGATAACTCAAAATGAAGCCCGGGCATTATTAGGATTTGAAGGTTTAGCAGATGGGGATCGATTCTCTTTTCAATTAGTAGTTAGTGATCTTCCAATGGATGAAGAGGAAGAAGGGATCCCGGATGACGATACAACAAATTGAAGCCCGCCGGGCGGTATGGGATAAAAGGTTTAAAAAAAACATGCAATCCTTTTTTACCAGCCAGGGCAATAAAATTAATAAGGTGTTATCTAATTCCAATACCGAATACGGAGCGGCAGCGGTATCAATTATAGAATCGGATATCCCTAAACTAGCAAAAATATATCAAAAGTTATATACTGATATTGTAAAAGATTTTGGTACAACTACATATAATGAGCTTATGAGTGTTAAAATGTTTTCGATATTCAGTCTTGGAGTTTATACCTGGATTGCTAGTATGGCATTGGCGAGAGCTAAAAAAATATCAAGCTATTCTAAATTTACGGTGTTAAATATTGTAAAAAAGGCCAATGAAGAAGGATGGACCATCCGGCAGACCGCTAAAGTAATAAAGACTTTATTTATGGATTCTTTTAGTAAAAAAAGGTCCGTAAGAATTGCCCGCACCGAAGTCAATACAGCTTCTAATTATGGGTCGATAATGGGGGCGAAACAAACAGGGTTAAAGCTTAAAAAATTTTGGATAGCAACAAGCGACGCCAGGACTAGACCGACCCATAAAAAAGCCGGAAAGCAACCGCCGATCGATATCGACGAACGTTTTAGGGTAGGCCGTGGATGGTTACAATATCCCGGGGATCAACATGGACCCGTTGAAGAGGTGGTCAACTGCCGGTGCGCTATAGGCTATCGAAGAATAAAGGAGGTATAAGCATGATGGAGTACAAGCAATACAGAACCGAAGTAAAAGCGACAACAGATAATTCTTTTGAGGGGTATGCGTCTATATTTGGAAATGTGGATGACGGAAGGGATGAAATGCAGTATGGTGCTTTTACAAAGACTTTGCAGGAATCCCAAAATAGAATAAAAGTATTATACATGCATGAGATGCGCAGCCTGATAGGAAGGCCAGACGTATTAAGCGAAGACACAAAAGGGCTATATTTTAAAGCCGTGATATCCAATACAACGTTAGGTAGGGACGTATTAACATTAATAAAAGATAAGGTCATAACCGAAATGTCTATCGGGTATGAGCGCGTAAAGTCTTATTATGACGAGTCTAGAGATGTTAGAGTATTACAGGAAGTTAAACTTTGGGAGATTTCGCCAGTTACCTGGGGAATGAATGAGCTAGCGTATATAAAATCTAGGTTTGATTTTAATCAAAAGTATGATATATTAGAGAGAGAAGTTAAAAGATTAGAGGCACTTATAAAAGGAGGAGCCGGGGCACCCACTCCATCCATTACTAAGCCGCCAAAAATTGACGAAATTAACCCGGAAACAATCCAGTTAATGATCGATATGTTGAAATGAGGTGCAAAAAAAATGCCAACTGTAGAAGAATTGGTCGTCAAAATTGAGGACTTAGCAAATAAAAGAGTAAGTACGGAAGTTTTCCAAAGTACTCTAGGCGAGCTTAAGGCCGCCATAGAAACAAGAAATGCGGAAGTAAAAGCAGAAACGGAAAAATTATACGGCACTATTGAAGACGCCAAAAAAAAGATGCAAGAAGAATTTACCCAAAAATTAGTTGAAGCGGGACGCGAATGGGCCGCAATATATAAAGGATCTAATGGGGCACCTGTTATTCAGAAACCGGATAGTACGGTATTTGGTAACAATTTTGGCGAGTTTGTCCAAAAAGTACGCCAGAATTCCCCAGAATTGAAGGCCTTGGCGGAAAATACCGGATCCTCCGGAGGATATTTGGTGCCTCCTGCATGGGCTAATAATATCTTAACCCATGCTTTAGAGTTTGCAAGTATAAGGAGCTATGGGGTACAATCCTTTAATATGCCATCACCCGAGTTTAATATTCCCGCTTTGTATTCTCCGGATATATCTAGTAATTATTACGGCGGAGTTATTACATACTGGGGAAATGAGGCATCCGTATTATATAACGGTGCAAGCGCCCCAAAATTTGGCAAAGTTAATTTAGCAGTAAATAAGCTATTTGGATATTTTGAAGCTATGGAAGACTTAACAAGGGATGCCTTTATTGCCTTATCGCCATTACTTGAGAGAGTATTCGGCCAAAGTTTAGGCTTAGAGGAAAACCTAGCCTTTTATAGCGGCGACGGTGTAGGAAAACCACTGGGAGTTGTAAAAGCGCCATGTAGGGCAACCGTATCAAGGGGCACAGCTTCACAGATACATGCTACAGACTTTGTTAATATGCTTGCAAGGTTTAACGGCAATATGGATAATGCTGTTTTTATCGCTAATCAATCAACGATTCCTTACGTTTACACACTAAGGGATCCAGCCGGATCTTATATATTTAGTGCGGGATATAATGGCAATATTTCCGGGGCGGTACCTGGTACAGTTTTCGGAATTCCAATAGTATTTACGCAGATTGCAGAAGCACTCGGAACTGAGGGCGATCTCACTCTCGGAGATTGGCGCCAATATATTGTTGGTGACCTGGAAGGCTTAAGATTTGAAGAGAGCAAAGAGTATAAATTCGGTGAAGATATAAAATGCTGGAAGATTATTAAAAGGCTAGATGGTAAGCCATGGCTGCCAACTGCGGTCACCCCTAAAAAGGGCGGCAGCACCTTATCGCCTTTTGTAACATTAGTTTAAGGGGGGTACGGTAGACATGAATAAATTTGCGGAAATGGTTACAAGTTCTCTACAGATAGCCGGCACCTTAACAACGGGTTTAAGCTCAACAAACTTACTGGATATGCAACCTTATAGATACGCAGTAGTGCAGGCCTTGGCGTCTAAACCTATTGACGCTACAACTTTCGTTGGTAATATTACGGTAACTGTTTACGAGTCAACAGCCGCAACATGGAACGGGGCAGTCGCTACCGCTATGACGTCTTACACTAAGACAGCAGCGTGTACGTCCGGATCCGTTGGAAATGTTAGGGTCGAGATACCCGACTATGCTATGTCAGTTAATAGCGGCCATAGGTATCTAGGAGTTAGGATGGCGGCATGGACAAGAACAGATATGTTTTGTATAGTTGAACGCGGCGGTGCCGACTGGGAACCTGTAGAATAATATAGAGTGTTAATAAAACGACCCATAATATCTTATGGGTCGTTTTGCACTGTTAATTAATTTATGGTATAATACTTTTGTTAGTAACTTATAATAGCTTGGGGGCCTATCATAAGTTACTAAATAACTTAAAAAGTTTGTATTTGTTCGAGCCCTCAAATTTGGACAAATACAAACTTTTATTATTTAGGAGGGTTTTTACATGGATATAATTGTAACTAAAAATCATGAAATGTTTGGGAAAATAAGAATTTTAGAAAAGGACGGCGGATATTAATAAAATTAGATAAATGGAATGAACTAGAATAACCCCATCCGGGGTTATTTTCTTCCACAATTCTAGCTATAAATTAAACGTAACCTTTAAAGGCATTGGTAATAGTGGCTTATACCGTAGTCGGTTA